AATATAAATTTAAATTTAACTAATTGACCTCTTTGTAATACTAGCATTTCACTTCTCTCTTGTAGCTCCAACTACCCAATAGTTAATTTCACCTAGTCTACCTCTAATAGCGGAAACTGTATCTATCCTGAAGACAGTATAATTTTTATTTACTTTTAAAGAATAATTTTCATATATTCTATCACCTTCTTTAGGTGATATATGCTTTTCGAAGTAATAGACTGCATCATAGTTTGATACTATCCCTTCGGGCATTTCTTGTGTAGAGTTAGCGTTTGTCATACCTGACTGTCCAACTTGACGAGTTGTTACTCTTTCAAATTGATCAGAATGATTTCCATTTGATAACATTCGCTGAAAATAAATATCATGTCCCCACTCGCGCATTACTTTTCTAAATGCTCGCTTAGCGTCAATCATAGCTCTTCAACCCCCTCTTTGGCATAGGGTCATCTTTAGATATTATGGTTGTTCCTGGGCCATATAATTCTTTATCTGATAGATATATTGTTTTTCCAGTTAATGGATCTATATTTGTACCAGTTGAAACACTTGGTAAATTTTTTGGCGTAAATGATCTTGGTGAGACTTTATTTGCTAAAATTTCTTTTCTTAAAGCTGTTGCTATCTGACACCATGTCGTTGCATTATCCCTAGTTACCACTCTTCTAGGAAGTGATCTATTTGTAATATTAAAATCACCCAATCTTAGCGAAACTTCATCATCTCCACCAAATCCATAAGTTCTACTTAACTCACATGCAGTTGCCGCTTTTATGTATTCTAAAACTGTAAAAGATAAATTAGTTCCATCTTCTTCATCCAAAAGACCATATAATGATTTAATTTCATTTGAGTAATTATGTATAATTTCTCCTATTTCCAATAAAGACGCGTCTGGAAAATATGGAATTAATGTTTCGGGATCAAGATATAATGGATCTACATTTGGGGCAAAAATAATTGTTTCTTCATTTTTTAATATAATAGTTGGTTGATATTCTTCGCTGACAGAACTAACATATAGTTTTTGCTCAACAACTACATTATTTCCAGAAGATAAAGTTCCAGTAAATTTAACAGTATATGTATCAGCTAAACTTGGTGTATAGTCATAGTAAAATATTGATGAGGTTGATTGAGTTGCATTAGTTGCAACTATTGTTGTTCCACTTGAGTTTTTAATAGTTACGCTGACAGTGCTGGGCGACAACTCAACTTCTAGTCCATTGGAATCTATATCTTTAAATTTTACAGTTACTCTAACCGTATCACTAACTACAACTCTATCTGTTGACATTTTTACCTCTTAGTTCATGCGTTAGATATAATAGTAACGTTTACTGTGCCTGCTGAGTTATTCTCTAAGATAATACTTTCTGCGTTGGAGATTGCATATACGTCATTTTTATTAACTGATATGGCAAAGACACCGGCGCTGTATGATTCCTGACTACCCACACTTGCTAATGCAAACGCATCTGCATTAATTTTATTTATCTCAGAAGACCCATAGCCATCAAACTGAGCAAATGAGATCGTAGAGATCGTTTCACTATTCTCTACTATCCCAGTAGAGCCTATTATGTTATGAGTATCTACAAAAACTAATGTGCTATTTACAGACGGTGGTGATATGACGATAACGCCTAATACTTTTAGGCCACCAAAATTAGTAGTTAATCCAAAAGACTGAGGAGAAACTACATATACACCACTGTAATTGAAATGATCTTGATTATAGGCTATATCTCCATTGTAGAGCATCTACATCCTTTAATTAGAATGTTCCACCATCAATGGAGAAACCACTTAATGTACTGCTATTTCCGTACAATGCGCCTGAGACTCCGATTCCACCAGTTACAACTAAGGTGCCAGTTGTATAAGATGATGACGCAGTTGCTGCAGTAAATGTTGTAGCACCGTTTGAGGTTAAGGTAGTGAAAGCTCCTGTGCCTTTAGTTGTTGCGCCTATATTGGACGAATCAATTGTCTTATTTGTAAGACTTTCAGATCCAGCTAAAGTGGCAAGAGTTCCAGATGTTGGAAGAGTTACGCCTGTTGTTCCAGTCGAGGTAAAGGTTATTGCATTAGCTCCAGATGTAACAAGGTTGCCACCAAGAGTAATGGTACTAGCTCCATTGTTTACTCCGGTTCCACCATAAGTTGAACCGATTACTGTGCCATTCCAAGTCCCAGTTGCAATTGTTCCAACTGAAGTAAGGCTTGAGGCAGTCACTCCTGAGCCAAGAGTAGAACCAGAGAGTACAGAAGTCCCTGCAATCAACAATGACTTGCCAGTCAGAAGATTAAGATTTTCTGAAGACGTCCATGCGTCAGTTGCGTCAACCCAGTTAAAAGTCTTGTCTGTATCACCCTTAAGAGTGATGCCACCACCATCGGCACCTGCGTCTGTCGGAGAGGCGCTTGAGCCAAGTTCAAGATTCTTATCGTCAACAGTTACGGTAGTTGAATTGATTGTAGTTGTTGTACCGTTAACTGTTAGATCGCCGGAAAGGACAAGGGACGTGCCAGTGGCAGCGCCGATATTTGGTGTTACAAGCGTTGGCGTGTTAGCAAATACAAGTGCTCCAGTACCAGTTTCATCCGATATAATTCCAGCAAGTTCTGCTGAGGAAGTTGCTGCAAAATCCGAAAGCTTATTATTAGTAAGTGCAACCGTACCTGTTGCATCTGGCAGAGTGATAGTGCGGTCTGCAGTTGGATCTGTGACTGCAAGAGTTGTTTCAAAGTCATTTGCAGTTGCACCTTCAAAAACCATGCTTCCACTATTGAGTGTAAGCCCTGCAAATGTTACACTTGCAGAGGTTGCTACATCTTGACCAATAGACAATGAGTGAGTTGTCCCCTCACCTGTTGTTGCTGCAGAAGAAGTAACACCAGTTCCACCAGTTATTGTTGCTACATAGTTTCCTGAAGTATTAGTTCCAAGCGCAATTTCTATAGTTGTAGAACTTGCTGCGATTAAACGACCCTGGGCGTCAACCGTGAAGCTACCGACTGAGGCAGCACCGCCGTATGAACCAGCAGTAACTGTTGTATTGTCAAGATTTAGTGTTATGGTATTTGTAGATGATGCTATTGATGAAAGCCCAGTTCCACCTGATATGGTTACAGTCTCCGCGTCGTCAATTGTCTGCGATGTTCCAGAATCACCTGCTAAAGTAAAGTTATATGTAGCAGCTACGACAGCTGCATCCACATATCCTGTTGTTGCAACTTTAGTGCTATTGTCCCCGGCTGTTTGTGTTGTTGCAGTTGCAGAAGATCCTAAGGCTACTGTTCCAGAAAATGTTTTATTTCCAGTAATAGTTTGAGTCCCAGTGAGGTCGACATATGCGCCTTTACCACCGATTGCTTCAACGGTAGTCGCAATTCCACCAACTCCACCAGTTCCCTTACCATAATAAAGGGTATCATCTACTTCATTATATGCGAGTTCTGCATTTTCCAGACTGCTTGGTGCACCAGAAGCTCCTGATGCCCTTCTTTTAATTCTGATTGTATTAGCCATTGTTAAAAGTTTCCTCCATCAACAAGATTTTCTTCATTATAATTAACCCAAACTGAGCCATTGTAACGTAAAACATCACCAGGATTAACTGTTGATATAGTAACATCGGTTAAACCATTTAAAACGGATTGTGTAGTAATTGCAGTTTCTGCAGATATTATTCTATCTTTAACTGTTAAATGACTGCCCGCTGGATTTAATCCGATAACCGTCTGCATGGCCTCAATGGCGTCATTTGCATTAGCGTGCTGTTGATGGTGAGGTACCGTTACTGAATTAAGCGCATCAGATGATGTAGGATTGATCAATACGTCCAATGCTGCGGGATACTGGGTGGTCATAAAAATCCTTTATAAACTAAATATTTTATATTGTTCGTTACTCCAATTAATTGTGATGGAGATAGGACTAGCACTAGAAGATACTGGAAGTCCAGTAGCTGTATCTATGTAGGCTAAAAGTCTTGATGTAGATCTAACTCCAGTATCTTTATATAAAACTAGATAGGCAAAACCGCTAGTCCCGTAATCTTCTATTGTAATATTATCAGCATCAAAGACACCAGATGCTGTTGTTTTTCCGCTTAATAAACTAGTAGTTGCTGCGACTGAATCTTCACTAATGCTTGATAAGAATTCATGTGTACTTAAATTTACTGTATAAGTATTTTTTACTAATGCAATTTTTAAGTTATTGTCAGTCAGGTCAAATAAACCCTCTAGTAGGCCTTCTTTCCCTTTTGCATATAGTGCATTTGCCATTATATGCCAACTTCCGAAGAGACAATAACTCTATATTTATAGCCTTTTTCGAAATAAGTTTTATCATCAATATAGAAAACGGGTGTAGCGTCTGTAGATGGGAAATCTACATATACATCTGGTTTCCATGAGTGCATTGATATATTTGTATCTACATTTTCCCATCTTGATGGAGTCTTTTGTATCTTTTTGCGCTGCGCTTTAAAGTATTTAGAGATCAAAAAGTTTGAAGCTGGTCGAGAACTAAATGTAATTGTTACCCTACCATTATTCTCATCATTTGCTAGATAAAAATCTCCAGCCGTTGGATTAGTTGATATTATATAAAAATCTGGGTTTTTTGCTAATATTTGATATCCAGTTTCAATATCTGCTCTAACAGACTTATCTTCTATTAAAACTTCATTAAGAACTGTAGCTTTACTGTCAGTAAGAATCGAAGGTGTCGCTGCGCTAGTCTGGCTTGTAAAGGTTATTTTTTCTTCTGGAATTATAAAACCTGAAGAGTCTAATAAATTTGTTATTTTAAGAACATAATCTGTGTTTGGCTGTAATACTATATCCCAATATAAAGTTAAAGTTCTACTAATCTGATTATAGTCAGTTATTGTATTTATTACCTTAAATGGAGAAACTAGTTGAACTGGTGTTGCGGTATCTGTATTTACAGTAAAATTGGCATCTACTATCGAAGATATCTTAATAGTTCTTCCAAACTTAATGTTAACTGTATTTACTGTTACAGTTGCATTATCAATCAAATATAGTGCCACTTTACACACTCCATAATACGCATCTATTTTAATAGTAACAAATTAATGCAATTAATAGCATAGGGGACGGTAGATTTATTCCACCGTCCCCTAGCTTTAGGGCTAATTCGTAACTATAGCAACCCTAAGGTTTATCAGCTCAAAGCTACGTCGTTTGTAACCTGAACTTCGTAGTTGCGGCTGAGTCTTACGTTCTTAGCAACAGTGATACCTTCACCATCACCTAACATTACGATATCATACCGCTCCTTCATTTTAAGTGAGCGAATGTCACGACTTGGATCATCAAACTGATCTGTACTCATATCATCCTTCACTAGAAGTGAGCCGACCTCATTGCGATCAATGAGGAAGAGGTCTGACTTAGCAGCTGTTGCGCCACTCTTAGCAGTAAAGCTAACGAATGGTGAAACAAGCACATTGAGACCCATGGGTGCTGTTGCATTTAGAGCGCCTTCGGCTGACTGAGGACGATATCCCCAGCTACTTCCAACACCTGAAGCTGCACCACCGGCGTGGAAAATAGCGTCCTTAAGGAACACTGACCACATCAAGGGGTGTAGGATAAAGTCTGTTGGAATATGGTTTTCAGCCATAAGAACAGCAGCCATGTCAATGATGTCATCCCATGTCACGGTCTTGTTGGCTGTGCCATCAATGTCGCGACCTGTGGTGTCATCGTATGAACCGCTATCGTTATCAAATACGATAGTAGCTGCGTCTTTGAATCGGCTAAGTGCAATTTGCTCTTTCAAACGAGCCATGGCACGCCCAGCTGCACGAACATGTAGGCCAACAATGTCCCAAAGTGAATCGGCAATTACCTCTTCTGTAAAGGCGAGCTTAACGCCCTTCTTTGAAACTTTGCCCTCTACCTGCTTTGCAAATGCGAGTGCTTGCTCTGGATACTCTTGTCCTTCTGGGATCTCTGCTGCTTGGATTGCATTGACTGCTGGGAACTCCAAAGAGCGCCCCTTGCCGAGGCGAACTGTAGAGAGAAGCGGCGTAACCAGCAATTGTGGCTCCGCAGCCTCACGCAGAGTGCGAGAGAGAACCTTGGGGAAAAGGGCAGCTGCATCAGAAGATGCAAATGCTTCCTTAATGGTTACTCTATTATCTGCGTCTATATACCCGTCCTCAGTCAGTGCAGCCTCCCAAGCTGGGAGACCCGAGAGGAGCTCTTGGATTGTCTTACTCATCTTAGGATTATTCCTCCTGTGCTATTGTTTTCTATTTATCAGAGTGTCAAATTAACGCGGAATGCGCCAATGACATTATTTACGTCCAGGTTCGCCCGAATGCCAAGCTTACCGCTAAAAGTACCGCCACGAGTAAGCTCGTAAACAGTCTTTAAAGCGCCTGGATCTGATGGAAGCTGCATGTAGCTAAGGAGGCCGTCATCAAAGTTTGTAGCAAACTTCTCTACTTCGACAACCTTACCAACTTGCAAGTATGCGTAGGCAGCTGAGCTATCATAGAAGTCAGTTGCTGCAGCCAATACTGGGCGTCCCATAACATCGGAGCGAACGACGGAACCAACTGTTACGTCATTGTTCAATCCGCTAACCATGGGATACTCTACGTAACCATGCGTAATAAAGCCAGCACCCTGAGATGTGCCCTTATCGAATGGTCTGTAAAGATCATACTGTGCGCAACCAATTGGAATTGAGCGAGCAGGGACTGAAACTGTGTCAGTAGCTCCTGAGCTATAGTTTGGTGTTGCACCGTCTAGCGGATCCCAAGTTGTGGGCATTGAATCGCCCCAGGACTTGCTTGAGCTAGTTCCGTTAGCGGGAACTACTCTTGCGTCGCCATTGGAATCAGCTACGACTGAAAGAATGGTACCCTTAGGAATGACAATCTCAAAGCGATCATCTTCACTATCTGAATACCAAGTTGGAAGACCTGGATGTGGAAGCAAGTAGGCTGCGGGAGCAACTCCCTCAGAAACTACAAACCTTCCAGCACCAGTCTTACTATGTACCTTGCGGAATTTTGCTAAACTCATTGTTTA